TACCCTTATAAAATAGTAATTAGTAGTAATAGAAAGTATATAATATATAGTATAAATGTAGTATATATACATGATGTATACTTTATAGGGTTTATAAGAGGGAAGAGGGGCAAAATGTACGGGGTTTTCGGTTATACGCGTAAACCTATGATTGTGAAAGTAAATTTGCCACCCCGATAGCTGGGGTATTTCGGGGTAAAATGAGGTATTGACCTGTAATTCTCTATTATTTTATAGTATATACTCTACAAAAGGGGAGAAACATGATTCATCTTATAGATAATTGTCACGGCACTACAAAATTTAAAGAAACAGAATTGTGCAGTATTTGTACACTTCATGACCACCATGATTTTGTGAAAGCGAAAAACATGGGTCTTCCTGCACGCAACGAACTCTATCAAAAAGTTCTCGACGGTCTTAATGATGGTCGCTCGTGGAGAGTACAGAAGAAACCGAACAGTGAATGTGGACATCCGGGCGTCCGTAACACTGCTGGTAAATGTGTCTTCTGCTTGACCGAGCAACGCATGACGGGGGAGTGGAAAAAACCAAAAGCAGCCATTGTTAATACCGCTGGTGAAGCCGCCGCACTGCGTGAAAACATCGCAACGATTGAGCATAATATTTCTGTTTTGAATGAACAGTTAGAGACGATGAAAAACGCCCTGTTACTGAGTGAATCGGGAATTCACGTTGGGGTCATTAAAATCAAATCACCGCGCCAGCAGGCCATCGCCGACGGCAAACGCTGGTATATTCCGTATGAGCCTTGCAAGCATTGTAATATTATTGCGGAACGCTATGTGGCAAATGGCAAATGCCGTAATTGTGGGAGGTAATAAAATGTACAAGATGAGTAAGAAAAGTAAGATTGGAAGAATATCGATACTCCCGTTTTTCTTACTTCTATGGTTACCGTGGATTATTTTCGTCGGGTGCAGAATAATTTTCGAGTGGTTGGAAAATAAAATGCGTAAACGAGTGAACAAATTTAATGACTGGATTGATGAAAAATTTCCACTTGGATAAAACAAAGCCCGCTAAATGCGGGCCTTTTATTTAACTGATACTATTCCAGTCCATACTGGTCCTTAATCATCTCCACAGGAATTGATATTCTACCAATCTCACCGTAGTCTCGATGATATGTTATGACGGTAGCACTTCTTCCGGAGTCGTAACCTCCGTTACTTGAATACTCGTCTTTGGCCGCCAGAGTTTGGTGCATCTCAGTAACGAACATGTTGCTCTCTGCTACTTTCCGGTGATGATAGTGCCCCGTGTGTAGGTAGCCAAACTTAGTACGACCGTAAATCTCCCGGAACTTACTGGCAAATACTGCGTCCAACTTTTCCATTCTGGAACAATGCCCGTGATGGACACCAATCATCACTTTGCCGAATTCGATTGCATAATAGGGGCTCTGTTCTTCCACAATGGTCACGCGGGGATTATCGCAATACACCTCTTTAAACATCTCTCGCAACCACACGGCGGACGCGAGGTCATGGTTACCCGTGGCGATTAGCAGCGTCACTTTCCGATGCTTCTCCAGACACATGTTCACGGCTCGCTTAATCACACGGATAGCAGTCTGGACAACTTTGAAGAAACGCGTATCAGAGTCGAGAATATGTCCGGATGTTGGTGTAACCGCCTTCAGTCCGTCGAAGTGCAGGAAATCTCCCTGAAGGTTAATGAGACACTCTGTTGCGTTGGGTGCCAATGCTGTCGCTGATTTGAACCACGACGATATGAGATGCTCCGCAATGTTTGTATCATAATCGTCTCCACCCTCTTCTTCACATGCTAACATACCAATGTGTGCATCCGTTACTGTGTACATATTCAGGAGAGTGGTATCCTCATCACGGGATATTAAATTAATTTCCTCTAGTGGGGATAAGCACTCTGTAAGCGCCGCAATCGCTTCCTGCATCATTTTTAACTGGCGCTCGGAGTCCACATCGGTCTTGACCCATTGCATCGCCAGGGTGCCGTCTGACTTCACCAGTGACGATGTGCCTTTCACCTTGTAACCGTCCGGCACAAAGCGAGACACATTACCACCGTGACCCAGACCGCGCGCACCGAGACGTTTAATGCGGCGGTTAATGTTTCCCGGGCTCATACTGTACTTTTTCGCTATAGCATGACCACTCATTCCCGCAGTCACGTCGGCCAGTAATTGCTCATCGGTCAGTATACTCATTACACTTTGCTCCGGCTTTTAACTAACTGGTCAATAACAACCGTGAAGAACTGGTTACATCCTACATTCGGGTAGTCAATGCCAAACTTGTAACCTTTAATGATAAGGTCGGTCGCCGCAGGATTGCCGCCCGGGTTAGCTTGTTTAATCACTTCCTGTACACCCATCTGCGCACGTTGAGCGCTACAGCCGTTAAAGAGCAGGTTAGCAACCTGTGATTCATTTGTCTCAGCAGTAACAGCCGCATTGGCAGTACCGCACAGCATCAGACAGAACAGTAATTTACGCATTTTCATATCTCCAGGTGTGCACACCTGCGCATTTGAGCGCGTGCGCCATAATTTCATCATTGACAACCGCAAACATCAGCTTCGTGGCATCAATCGTAATGTGACGACCGGCTAACAGGTCATCAAATGTCACATCGTGTTTACGTAGCCATTCATACGCATCACGTGGACCGGTCACCAGCACATCATGACCCGCACAGTACAGCGCCCTTGCGAGCGCGATATTGTCCTTAATAGGTTCGCCCTGCGCATCCCGCAGTACACCGTCCAGGGCGAACAACACTGACTTCATTTGGCACTCTCGCGCAGTTGCTGGGCATGGACATGAAGCGGCTCGCTGTCCATTGCTGTCTTACGGGGCTCCTGTAGCTCAACACTCAGCAAAACATAACCCGGCATCCATTCGCCAACGTCAGCGATATGAGTGATTTTCACATTGATAAACTCTCCAGTTCGATGACAACTACCACGCGGTGTCTCCATCAGGTGAAGAGTGTCGCCAACAAGATAATCACGGTCATTTTTACGCAGTTCCGCGCGTTTAACACCAGTGCATACAGCAGAGAAGAACTCAGGGTAAATTTTCAGGTCGTGAGTAATTGGTTCTCTGGTCATGGTTGATTTGGTCATACATCCTCCTCAACGACTGTGATGCCCAGCGACTCCAGAAGAGAGATAACCTGGCGCTTTGAGTATGCCGGATAGCTGTGGTCAGCGTAAGTACACGATGGTAGCGGCAACTTCACAGTGCGGGACTCCAGTTCCACCACCCGCGCCTCAGTCGCTAAACAGCGCTCCATCAATTGACAATAACTTAGTGCTTCCATATCCACTGCTCCCGCACTTTACCTTCGACAATAAGACGAGTGACACACAGCCCGTCCCGGTCAGCTTGTGCACGCATACGTGACAGTGTGTTCAGCGCCTGAACCTCGGTCATATTACCCAGCAGGTCAGACAGTTTGTGATGGTTGATGATGTTTTTCATTTTGGTTGTTCCTCTCCGTTATTTTAACATGTACATCCGAAATCGAATTCGGCGGCGAACGCTTCGTATTTTCTGAGAAGTTCGATGTAATCTTTACCGAGTTGACATGCTTCTTCGACTGTCAACTCTATCTGGTCGAGTGTGCTATCAGGTTGCATTCCCAAAAGAGTTTTGGCGATATCTTCTGTTGTTCTGCCCATCTTGTTGTACCCTCTGTTGTTGTTCCGATGACTTAAAGATAACTCACCTTGACGATGTCGTCAACACTAATTGCAAAAAAAAAGCCCCGAAGGGCTTATTTAGTTTCCACAAAGGCTAACGCGCTTGTATCACCCTGTGCCGCCGCGTAATGGCGCGCCACGTCTGCTGCGTTTGTGAGATTAGCGTGAATATGTCCAATCTTGATATATAACCGTGGCTTACCACCGTCAATCATTATCACGTTGTTCACGCGCCCATCCTTGAGCGCCGGGTGCCAGTCGTAACCCAGTTGACGCATCATGTCGCGACGTTTACCCACCGGCACAGTACGGTCGGCGCGCATCTGGCGTAACAGGTTGTCCAGTGCCTTACTGCTCACCCAACCACCCGCAAAGCCCTGACGACCCTCGTCAATTGCTTCCATAATTTCCTGCTCAACACTACCGAGTGATGCTGTCACAGCCTCGTGAGTGCTGCTGGTCTCTGGTGCACGCTGACAATGTGTCGCCGGGTTAAATTGTGCGGGAATGGCGTAATTCTCCAGATAATGCGTTACGGCTGCAAATCCGCCACCACGTTTGAGCCAGTCATACAGGTTGGGGAAGTAATCGCCACCCATACCGTCACGTACAATGTCGATATGCTCCTGCTGTGCGGTATAGAAAATGGCGAACCGGCGGTCATTAGCTGTCTTGCGCACGGCGTTTTTGTGGTTACTATTGAACATGAAGTTAGCACACAGGCGGTGCATCACCTGGTCCTGCTGCATCGCACGCTTAGCGAGGTACTCACCAGTAATCATCGGCTTGAGTGTTTCAATCAGTTCGAGTTTCTGCTCCGGAACGTAAATATCTTCCACGCCGATAAATATTTTATCGAACAGCCAGGCGTTGAACTTCTCACCAATTTCCTGCGCTGGCGGCATGTGGCTGTAACGTGAACCGACCGCTTCCATTACGCACAATGTGAACAGTGTTTTACCGTTACCTTCGACGCCCTGCAGCAATGGTGCCCATTTAAATTTAGTTCCCTTGTACTGGACGCACGCCGCCATGTAGGACAACAGAATGTCGCGGTCACGCTCGACGGGTAACAGTTTGGCCAGATGAGTGAGGAAAGGTGTCACATCGCCCGGGACGCTCGCCACCGTCACCGGTACGTATGCGTTAACATGACGCAAACCGTCTTCCTCAATAATGGCACCCTGTGACAGGTCCGGACGGAATGTCGAGCGGTCAACTTTCGGGAACATGATGCACTGACTCCGTGTGAAGGCTTCGAAAGCAGACTTTGTTGTTTTTTCGTTACTGTCATCTAACGCGAAGGCATAACCACCGTACATAACGTCGAATTGTTCCGATTTCAGCATTTGACCATTTGGGGTTAACACACGATGACTATCGGCTACATATATGCAGCCTTTAAAATGGTCTAATAATTGAGACCCACCAATGAACTGATAGCCGCTGCGGATAATTGGCGTATTAGATTCTACAACCTGCGCGGGGGTCACCAGTTCAATCGGTGCGCCGACGCTATAATAGGTGGTCTGACGTGCGCAAGCACCCAGAATGGTACGTTGCATGTACGATTTGTGACTGTCCCATTTAGGGCGTGCCAGCGCAGACAGGCGCATCAGACGTTCGATGCGTTCACAGTTACCACCCGTCCAGAACGCCAGATGCTGGGCTAACGCTGCATCAGCACTTGACCCGTCATACTCGCGGTCCTCATCCGGATACGCATCACTCAGTACCTCAACATTGCGCATCCACAGGTCTTTGAATGTTGCTTTACCACCGAAAACAGCCGCGACACCACCTTTACTTGAACAGGCTTTTTCGATGAGTTTCGCATCGTCCTCAATCGGACATGAACCTTCAGCGTGAGTTGTTGTCCATTCCGTCGCCGCGGCTTGTTCGGTCTGCGGGAAATAACGTGCAACCGTGGCGTTGAGCGGTGTGGATGCGTTGAACATCATGTCGCCCCGTGCACCACTTCCCAGGCAGATGAAGCGGTCGGAGGTGTAAAGTTCGATGTGCAGCGGAATATTTTTACAGCTATGCTCGGGGATGGACGGGCTGTAACCAAAAATGTGCAAGCCTTTACCGCTGTTGCTCACTTCCACGTAACAACCGGCAAAAGTGGTGCATAACTCCAGCGCAAGCGGCGACCAGGTGTTGTCGTCCTGTAGTGCCCCGTCGATATCCACGCAGAAACGACCATCACCCGTAAGAATGACTGCGGGACGATATGACTCACCCAGTGCAGAAGCCGCCGCGACCGCCTGAGCGTGAGTCATCCGGTCCGCAATGTGCAGACTGACTACATCTCCAGCGGCATTACATGGCATCTTCTCCGTGCGCCCCGGCTTCTTCTGTGAAGGTACTGTTTTGCAGACGATAAAGTGCAGGGAATCAGCCCCCTGCACAGGGGGATTCGTATGTGTCATCTCTGTCTCTCTGTTTTAGTTATTAAAGCAGGGTGGTCAGCGCGCGGGTGCGTAGTTCCAGTGGCGCGGATTTGGCAACGCTATCACCCAGCGCCATTCCCTGTCCAATCAATTCGAGGTTTTCTTCTTCCACTGCCCGTTGCATTACTGCTTCACGAAGTGCGGACATCTTAACCCAGTGATGGTTAACTGACCCCGTCGCCACACCAGCCTCAGCCGCAACACCATCGCGAGTAAGAGTACCAAAGCCGTCGCGCTGTGCCATCGTGTAAGCTACTTCTAAAATGCGTTCTTTGCTCATAATTTCGGTTCCATTAGGTAATTTGTTGCAGTATGGCACAGGTTGACGGAGTGGTCAATCCCTTACAGGTCGCCACTTCCGTTCCAGAATTTAAAATCTCCACCCAGCCCAATGATGAGCGTCCCAAATGCAAGCTGTGCCTGTTCGTGTTCCGTACCTTTATACTTCCACCCGGCTTTTTTCACCTCACGTGCCACGAATTGTCCGATGGTTGACCCGACCATATCAGGCGTGATAACCACGGGGCGGATACCGATGAGGTCGCTCGACTTGATACGCTTGTTCATCGTCGAAGAGTCGTTACACAGACCGTAACGTACTGGTACACCCCGCTCATCTTTCAGGACACCCACGTTATTGCGAAAAAGTCGCCAGCCCATCTTACTTGCCAGCAGTCGCGCCTCATCCTGCACGCGCGCTTCGGGCGTATCTTTGGTTGAGCGTGGGACGTCCAGTCCCACCATTGTCACAAGGTCAGCCAGCGCCTCAGCCGTGATACCGTGCTTACGTTGCCATTCGAGAAGTGTTGGTGTCATTGTCCCTCCGGGTCATCATCAATCCCTGTACCACCACATTCGGGACATCTCACATCCTCCCAGTCGTTCAGGCTTTCATTCCACTCCTCGACGACACCATAACCGTTACAAAACATACATTCTTGTTCATCACTCATAACCCAATCCTCTCTCTTAATTTATCCGCATCAGCCGCTTTGAGCGCCTGCGCCTCCAGCCATGACACACCGTATGTCAGGTAAAATTTGCGAAATATTTCACTGTCGCTCAGACCTTCCGCACGACGATAACCGGCCCACTGGGCAAGAGTATGGTCCAGTTTGACGAGCGCGTCAAGACGTTTTATTTGCTTTTTAACTTCGTGTATCACTTTAACTTGTGGACAATAGCGACCAGTCAGTCTGTCACGCATTGCCTCGGGTGTCTCACGTGCTCCCACAACCTCATTACGCATCTGTGCCAGTACATCCGGGTCAAGCTCGCACAGGTCACCGTCAACGAACTCTGGACCACTACGTTGCGCAGGTTTTGGTACAGGCTCACCACAGTCAGGACATGCATCACGGAACCGTTCGTACACCGCCGCGCAAGCTGTACACACGCGCACCGTCGATGGTTCACTTTTACCCGTGCGACGCTCCCTGCGGTCAAGACTCCATTCACGTGGTGCATCCGGTAAACCGTGGCGCATGACATTTGATACAGCGTCGATGATGATAGCGTGTGATTTACCCTCGAACGGGCGCAACGCACGACCGAACATCTGCGCATACAGAGCATAACTTTGCGTCGGTCTGGCGAAAGACACTACTTCCACTGCGGGAATATCCACCCCCTCGCCTATCAAAGAGTCGTTAACAATTTGTAAAATCTTTCCAGACTTCAAATCGCGGATGGCCTGTACACGTTCCTCGTCGGCATTGCGTCCTGACAGTGCAATAGCCGGTACACCGCGTTTACGGTATTCTTCCGCTACTTCCTCCGCCGTATCCACGCCGACGGTAAAGGTGATGCCGCGTTTACCAGGGCAGATTTTTAGATAGTGACTCACAATGTCACCAACGATATGCGACCGCCCAATCTCCGCTTTCAGTTCCTTCTCTTTATAGTCCCCCGTGGTTTTACTGGTTTCCACGTTATCCAGTCGCAAGTCGGTCGGAGGGCAGTAAATTTTATACTGACTGAGATAACCGTTGTCGATAAGCCAGCGCATTGACGGACCCTCGACAATCACATCGGCATAACCATCTGTCTCACGCGATAAACCCTGTCCATCTGCGCGACAAGGGGTGGCGGTCGGTCCGAGTCCACGCGCGCCAGCGTTGAGCAGAGGTGTCAGCACACCGCCCCAGGTCTTCGATTTCTTCGTGGCATGGTGGAATTCATCCTGCACAACGGTCAGCTTATTACCCAGCTTTGCCAGGTCAGCAATTTTAGCCTCACGCATTGATTGTACGGACGCAACCATCACCCGCGCATTTGGGTCAACATAATTAACCCCGTGGTTTTCCATCGACTGTTTAGCGGCGAAGCGTACCACCTTGTTAGCGGCGATGACCTGATGGCGGATTTCCATACGCCCCATCGTATCGCTTAATTGTGTAATCAGCTCCTGACGATGTGCCAGCACCAGTACATACTGACCCCGGTCGCGCTCCTTTGCGACAATAGCGGTCAGGGTCATGGACTTACCGGAGCCTGTAGCGCTCACCATCGCCACAAATTGCTTACCGGCGTCCCACTGCTGGTACGTGTCTTTGACCAGTTTTTCCTGATAGGGTCGGAGTGTTGGTATCATTTGCGGTGCGCCCTCAATACACGAAATCGGTTTTAAATTGGTGGTCACACTCTGGGCAGCAAGTTTCATAACCTTCAATCGGTTCACAAGCTTGTTTTGCACCAGAAAATTCCCAAAAATCCGGGTCACACAATAAGTCGAAATGATGACAGCATTTCGGGCAGGTGGTGTCGAGTGACAAACTCCAATAAGCGATAGTGTTTTTACTCATCTTCTGCACACTCCCGATTTTGTCTACGTTTGGTACTTGCCTCTTTCAGTTGTTTAACTTGATGTGCTAAACGTTGAGGGCAAACGTCCCCTTCTTGTTTCAAATGTTTGCGAACCAGTTCAACAAACCACTCATAATTAGGTCGTTTCGCTAGTTGTTCACGTAATCCCGCTGCTTCTTGTTCTGCGCGAGTCGCTCTCGCTCTGTAGTCATTGTTACCCATCTCTCACATCTCCCACACTTTGCGCACGCTGTTCGACTCGACCATACGTGCTTTTCTGATTAGTTTACGTGCCACATACATCGGTATCTGCACATCGTCGAGGAACCATTTGTCCTTCTTACTGACCGAATTGTACCAGCCGTAAGAAGGTCGGAGCAGTTGTTTAATTTTCATAACAGTGGCTCCGCGTCGGGGTTGCGTTTCCAGTACGCCGCATAAATTTCCTGTTCAGTGTAATAGACACCCTTATGTGTTGTACCCGCACAGATTTCATCAAAGAAACCGTAACCCATCACTGTAATGAACTCCCATTCTGGCATTTCCGAAAGAATTTTTACTTTGTTTTCAAAGTTCTGCTTTTCCACCATATCGGTAATCAATTGTCCCAACAGCGTCATCTCTCATTACCTCTCTGTTATTGACGATGGCGTCATTATGTCGCACCACCCACTCCATGTCAAATTTAAAATTAGTGTTGACGAGTGCGTCATGGTGGTATAGAGTTCACCACATCGACAACAATGGAGGACAGAGAGATGAGTAAATTAAGTGACTGGATTGAACAACATCGGGAACAACCCGAGCATGAGTTAGCGGTTCGTAACTATTCAATGAATACTGAGTTGATGGAGCGCGAATTTGCAGAAGCGGAAAAATCCGGTGAAATTGTAATTTGTCAACATTGTGGGTATCCGGAAAACCCGAGTAGAAGCCTCGAAGGTAAATCGTTTATCAAACATCAGTGTTGCTTTCACTGCTGGTACTGGCTTCACAATCTGAATCTCATTAATGGTCCACGCTCAAATGCCGTTATTGTTAATGGTGTACACCGTACAGATTCCGGTATGGCTAACAAAGATTCCGGTAAATTTTTGGGTCATGGCGGCGCAATGTGGTACTACCGTCATATTGGTGAAACTACTGTTCACGCCACAAATAACATGTGGCATCAGGGAGATATCCCCAAATCTCTTAACATTCCGGACAATGCTATTTTTTGCACCCGTGAAGAATACGAACAACAACAGGAGAGTAAATAAATGATTAGGTTAACCATTCCAAATGATGACAGCGTGGCATTATACCACTTTGGTAAGTCGTTAATCAGTATGGCTGCAGCTATCGACGGTGCACCGGACTGGGTAGTTATTACGGCTCAGGAATACGACCGATTGAAACAACTGGAAGAATTATCACAGGGTCAGCACATTGAATTAAATATCGACTCATCTGATATTGAGCAACTGCGCGAAGCTCTGAAAAAGGTCAAACCGGCTGGATTGATTCAGACAGATGTGATTGTCGATACCACCGCGCAACAGGTTGAGTCGCTGGCTACAAATGTTGTTGACCGTGAGGTGCATTTTGACAATCCAGAACCCACCACCGACTCAACCGGTACACCGTGGGACGAGCGTATTCACTCCGCCAGTAAGGCGCTCAATGCGGACGGTACGTGGCGTCTGCGCCGTAAGCTGAAAGACATGGATGAGGCAGAGTGGGCAGCATTTGTTGAGTCGGTTAAGGCGGAGCTAAGTGAAGGTCTGGAAACACCAGCGGAAGTATATTTGACTGACGATTTTGTCAAACCATCCGTAATCCTCGGTAAAGACGGTGACATCTCTATCAACACTGGCGTGGCGTCCGTATCATTTGACCCGGCACATGAAACCGTCGAACCACCCTTAACACCGCCGGGCGATGACTTCCACACTGACGCAGGCGCGGTAACCGAGCAAACCGTTGTGGGTATTCCGCCAATCCCTGTACCGCCGCCGGTAGTTGTTGTACCACCTGTACCGGAAGTAGCTGAGTGGGACTTCCCGCGCCTAATGACCTTCCTGACCGAGCGTCACGGTAAGATTGATGTGGCAACCGTGAACGCGCTGCTGGCGCAGGATGGCGTGTCGTCGGTACAGGAACTGAACGTCCACTCGGATAAAATTGGTCCGTTCGTGACACGTGTTAAAGCGTATTTAGGGGAGTAATCACAATGAGTAACTTACCCAAAGTATCTGACGCCGGACAATGGATGGTCTGTAACGGGTCATTCCGAGCACAACAGGCTCACCCGCCGCTGAATGTCGAACCGTCGCAGTCACGTCTCGAGGGACGTGCCGCACACGAAGTGGCTCAGAAGTTATTCAAAAATGAGCCATTCAGTGGTCTGGTGGGTAGTTTGTCAAAGGATGGAATTATCATCACAGACGAACTGTTTGATGCTGCTCGTGAGTATTTTAACGAGGTGTGGGGTTATTGTAACACTCACGGGCGAGTGCACGACCTTCACGTTGAAGAAGTGTGTCCTGTCCCGGGTTACGGTGACTGGTACTGTATTCCCGATGCGTGGGTGTACGTACCGGAAGTGAAGGTGTTACGTGTCTGGGACGCGAAATTCGGTCACCGTATTGTTGACCCGTTTGAAAACTGGCAGTTGTTGATTGAAGCGTTCAGTATTTGCGAACAATTCCAGTCGCCACCGGGCATTATTGAACTGGTCATCGTACAGCCACGCGGATTCAGCAGTGAAGGTACAGTACGTAAATGGGTGCTCACATACGACGAACTGTGTGCATACCGGCAGCAGGTGAACGAGACGATGCTCCGCGTACTGGACACCGCGCCGATGTGTACGCCCGGACCACACTGTCTCGACTGTAGCGCACGTGCGCACTGCGACACGCTGAAGCAACAAAGTTACGCCGGTATTGACTACGTACAGTCGTTGCAGACGCACAACCTGTCCGGCCATGCGCTGGGTGTTGAGTTGCGACTGCTGCAACGGGCGCAGGAGATGATTAAAATGCGTATCAGTGGTCTGGAGGAACAGGCACTGCACGAGATTAAGCAGGGGCAACACGTGACATTTTACAGCGCCAAAACCACATACGGTCGTAAGCGCTGGAAGAAAGATGTTCCGGTGGACCAGGTGATTATGATGGGGGATTTACTCGGTCAGAATTTACGTAAGCCGCAGGAACTGGACACACCCGCACAGTGTGCGAAAAAAGGTATCGACCCGTCCGTTATTGAGCAGTACGCCGAAACACCTGTCACGGGTGTCAAGCTGGAACAGGTTGATGAGCGCAGTATCCGTAGCGTATTTGAGAGGAAGTGATTATGGAAATCAGCAAGAAAGAAGCAGAAGTTATTTTGGGTTTGATTAAGCAAGCGTTTCTCGATGGGTTTGACGATGCTGAACTCGTGGAACTTTTTGAGCGTTTGATGAATTTTATCAAAGATTAGTATTGACGCACCCGTCAAACTAACGTAGTATTCAAATCACCGGGAGACAGAAGGTCTCCCACATTTAACAGAGAGGAAATAACCATGTTTGGATTTGGAAAGAAAGAAGAAACAGTGAGTCTGTCTGCACCCGTACCGGATGGAACTAAAAGCCTCGATCAAATTATAGAAAGTCTTTCAGATGATGGACAACACTTTCTTATCCCATCGAGTGACGACATTCAATCTCTACTGGTACAACTCGGCTCAGATTTTAAAATCACGAATCGGAATCCAGCAACAGACACGTCGGGCACAAATATTGACCGGTCTATTCTTTTGTGTGCTGCGTTATTACTGAAAAGATTAAATAACGCTTGACGCACCCGTCAAACTAACGTAGTATTCAAATCACCGGGAGACAGAGGGTCTCCCACACTTAGCAGAGAGGATTTACAAGATGGCTCAATTTACTTTCGTTACCCCTGTTGCTCGCCTGATTCACGGTCACCCGCTGAAACAAAATGTACGCACCGATGAAACCACAAAACAGCCGATTATCGGTAAAGATGGTCAGCCGGTTAAAGAAATTTACATCGGTATCGCAATTCCCAAAACCGGTGAAGCGGACTGGAAAGATACCGAATGGGGTAAACAAATCGCAATGGCGGCGCTGGACGCTGAAAACGGTTACGATGCCGCCACCACTCGCCGCCCCGACTTTTCCTGGAAAGTGATCGACGGTGACAGTGATATCCCCAACAAAGCCGGTCACGCACCGAATGAGGACGAATATAAACGCGGTCACTGGGTCTTGCACCTGAACACCCGCATTCCGTACAACTGTTATCATGTTGGTAAATATAATCCGCTCGATGCGATTCAGGACGTAAACGCTATTAAACTCGGCGATTACGTTCGTGTGAATATCGTGGCGAAAGGTAATAAGCCGTCTAAAACTCCGGGCGTATATTTGAACCCGAATCTGCTCGAGCTGTCACGTGTGGGCGAAGCGATCATTCGTGAAGGTAGCGGTCCGGATGCAGCAAGCGTATTTGGCGGTAGCGCACCAAACCCGGCTCCGGCTGCTCCGGCACCTGCAACACCGCCGCCAGCGACTGACCTGTTGGTAACACCGCCGCCGGTTGTTGAAGAGAAGTACAGCTACAACGGCGCAGTGTATACCAAAGCACAGTTGCTCGGTATGCCCGGCTGGAGCGAAGAGTTAATCGCACAACACTGTCAGAAAGTAGCATAATCACAACGCCCCGGTGCGAGCCGGGGTTTATTTGACTGGAGAGAAACAAATGACCAATGAAAATTTCAGCTTTGAGGAATGGTTTGATTTTTACCGTGAGTACTCTTTGAAAAATGGAATACCGGCTAACTTTCCCGATGACTGGCGGGAAGATTATGACGATGGATTGACCCCTGAAGAAGCTTTCCGAAATGCGTGGGAGTAGTATCATGACCGACCAACGACTGAAACAGTTTGATGAGAAGTTAGCCGAACTGGAAAAGGCTATTAAACAGGTGCAGGAGCAACGCCGGGAATACATTAACCAGAGAGGGCTTAACAAATGTTCAAAGTAGGCGACCTGGTAGTTCTTAAAAGCGGCGGACCGGTGATGGTGGTTATCAGCACATCAATCGTCGGCGCAGAATGTCAGTTCTACAACGAGAAACGTGGTGAATATGACTCGATTGTCATCATACACGAAGCGCTGGAGGAGTTTAAACAATGAAAACTGCAAAGGTAGAAGTTCAGGGTGAGGTGGGGTACTACGAGAGCGAACAATATAAAATTGAAGTTCTGGGCTCACTGTGTACCATCGAATACAAACTGGAAAACATTCCGGAAGAAATAGATTTCGCAAGACTTGTTCAGGGTGCCACGCAGATAGCACTACAGATTAAAGCACTCATCGCTTAGCCCCTTAACTGGGGCTTTTCTTACAGAGAGGAACAGAGATGCACTATTTATCAAAATGCGAGGATGCAACTTGCGGCAAAACATACCCTGCTGACCTCCACAATTGCCCCCACTGTGGGGCTGATTCGGCGTTCTCCAGCATTGCTCCACTTGACCCTCGGGACTGGGGATATGATTTAGAGACGTACAAGAACATCTTCACCGCCTCGTTTATTCATGCTGCAACCGGTATGAAACTGGTATTTGAAATCAGTGACCGCAAAAACGAGCAGTCTCAACTGATTGACTTCATTTTCAACCTGGGACGCAGTAAAGCCCGCGGGATTGGCTTTAATAACCTGGAGTTTGACTATCCGGTGCTGCACTACGTGGTCAACACGCCGGGCTGTACACTGGAACAGATTTACGCAAAAGCACAATCGCAGATTAAGCCAGAAGGCCAGTGGCCGGAAATTATATGGGACCGCGACCAGATTTTCGAGCAGATTGACCTGTACAAAATTCATCACTTTGACAATAAAGCCCGACGTACCAGTCTGAAGGCGTTAGAAGTGGGTATGCAGTCCCCTAACGTAAAAGACCTACCATTCCCGGTCGGAATGGTGCTGAACGATGCACAGAAAGATGTCCTCATTGCATACAACAAACATGATGTTCGTGAAACACTTAAATTCTTTGTACGTTCACTCGACAAAATTCATTTCCGTGAGGAACTGACAAAGCAATATGGACGTAACTTTATGAACCATGCCGACACAAAAATCGGCAAAGATATATTCGTTCACGAACTGGAAAAGGCCGGGGTAGATTGCTCGGGGGTAACCATTCGTGAACGTATTGCGCTCACCGATGTGATTCCCCCATATGTCAAGCTGGAGACAACAGAGTTCACCGATATCATGAACAGAATGAAATCGGTAGTGTTGACCAAAAAGCAACAGGATGAATTATTGACCACCAAAGGTGTATTTAGTGACATGGCCGCCACTGTTGACGGTATCGAATATACATTCGGTTTGGGTGGCATCCACAGCGGGATTCCGAACTGTATTTATAAATCCGGCGACGGTTTTGTTATGAGCGCGCGCGATGTGACGAGTCTATATCCGTCGCTCGCCATTAAAAACCGGTACTATCCTGAGCATCTGGGTGAAACATTCTGCGATGTGTACGAACAGTTATTTTTTCGCCGCCGCGATGCAAAGCGTGCGGGTGACAAAGTGGTTGACGCCACACTCAAACTGGCACTGAACGGTACATTCGGAAATATGGGCAGTCGCTTTAGCCCTTTCTGTGACCACAAGTGTCTGTTGAGCATCACCATTACGGGCCAGTTGAGTATGGCAATGCTGGTCGAACAATTACGTAAAGTCCCACAGATGACCATCGTACAGACCAATACCGACGGTCTCATCCTGCACCACCCGGCGCAATACCTGGAACACGTGGACAATGTGTGTCAGTGGTGGATGGATGTCACGCAACTGAATCTGGAATGTGAGGATATCGCCTCGGTTTATCAACGAGACGTGAACAACTACATTCAGGTTGGTACGGACGGTAAAATCAAGCGCAAAGGTGCTTACGAGTACAATTACCAGTGGCATCAAGACCCATCATCGATGATTGTTGCCCGCGCCGCACAAGCGGCCCTCGTACGCGGTGAGGACATCCGCACGTTCATCACACAGCATCGTGACCCGTTCGACTTCATGCTGCGCGCTAAAGTACCGCGTTCTGCACGTCTGGTGATGCGTTGGCCTGAATGGGGCGCTGAGCGAGAAATGCAGAATACCACACGTGTGTTTATCTCGCGTAACGGCGGGTCACTGGTCAAGCTGTTACCGCCAACCGGTGTACCGGGTACATGGAAGCGTAAGAATGGTATCAAGGACGACGTGTACAATGCGGTAATGCGTGAGATTACCGGTCAACCGGGAGACCTCGACAGCATAGGTACACCGTGGGACGAGCGTATCCACACGAAGAGCCGCAGCAAGCATGATGCAGTGCGTGAAACCGGGATGTATGTCGGATGGAAGGTGACAGAGTGTGCCGACGCTAAGGACTTCGACTGGAGCAGTCTGGACTATGAATATTATGTGAAGGAAGCAGAAAAGTTAGTTTTACCGTTGTTGGGGGTCACAAAATGAAAGTTCTCATAACAGGTGGACGGGATTATTCGGATTTTGATGCGTTTGAAAAAGCTATGGAGATGTTGCCGTTCAAAATTGAACTAATTATCCACGGTGGTGCGAGAGGCGCGGATAGCATCGCTGACATGTGGGCGAAGAAACACGGTGTGTTCGTTATGAGAATGGATGCCCTGTGGAATGCACATGGTAAAGGGGCCGGACCGAAGCGAAATTGGGCAATGTTAAACTTTGGAAAACCCGATTACTGTGTTGCGTTTCCCGGCGGTAATGGGACTGCGGATATGGTGAGGCAATGCGAAAAAGCATCCGTGGTCGTGTGGAAGCCTTACGGTTAGTGAAACTACCGGCGCATCACTGCGCCGGGTCCAAGAGTTTTCGACGCATTTCAGCAAGTTCAATTTCTGCCTTTTCACGCTCAATTCGCGCAATAATTTCCTTCTCCTTACGCTCGGCGGACTCATTACGAATTCGCCGTACGTGACCGTAAATCATAATAATGGTCAACAGAATACCGCACAGGGTGGCAAAGATACCGATGGTTTCGGGGGTGATACCGTATTTAGTCATCAACCCCGTCACCGTCGTCCCGCTTGCTACCAGTGTCCCCGCTTGTGTGTTTCCGGTGAAGCTCATGGTATTTTCTCGCTTTGATGTACCACTCAACGACCTGCGCCAGCATAAGAATGATGACCAGAGTTGTCGATATGAACCGCAATACCTCCAGCATCGTCACTATCCTTTTTCAGTATCGTGAGGATTGCCGCGCAGTATAACATCGTGAACATTGCCACATAGACGTCGAGTGGTTGATAGAAAAACCACAGGAGCCAGCCTACCAGATTAATCGACATGGAAACAATGCTGATGAGCATCATATCAAGAGACTTTCGGGATGTTCCGAACCGGTAGAGAATACCGGCTACGATGAAATCACAAAATGCGGCGAGGAAAAAATAAATCGAACCATCCAGATTGCCGCACAACTCCTGGAAAAGAGTTGCCACCATCACAAAGAGAAACGAGGCTCTCCGGGGTCTGGCGATTACTGAGGCAATCAGGAAGGTGTACATTGTCTATTTGGTCCGGCGTTTTACTTTGGCACCGCCCGCGTCACCGGTTTTACTGCGGGGTTTTACATTTGCTCCACCGGCGTCACCTGCTTTACGTGGTTTAGTCTTGTACATTTTATCGCCCTTGTATGTTAGGATTAAGCCTAATTGTACAGCAGGTGTTACCAAATGAAAAATCCTTTAAGTAAACAAATGACCGCCCTTCTCACCGCATTTGCAATGGGTGGTACGGGTACTGCGGTAGTCACGCAGACGGACATCCTCAATCAGTTCCTGAACGAGAAGGAAGGGAACAGGCTGACGGCATATCTGGACAGTGCAAATCCTCCCATCTGGACCATCTGCCGGGGTGTGACGCGCATCGATGGTAGGCCGGTGACAAAGGGTATGCGGCTTACTGAAAAGCAATGCGACCTTCTGAACGACAAAGAAGCGCAAAAGTCGCTCAAATGGGTACGTGACAATATCCCGGTAAAACTAAACCCGGTACAACAGGTTGGTATTGCATCGTTCTGCCCGTACAACATTGGTCCCACTAAATGTAAGGGGTCGACATTCTTCAAATTGCTGCAAAAAGGCGACTGGAAGAACGCGTGCAAACAGATTCCTCGTTGGGTGTTTGATGGTGGTCGTGACTGCCGCATTAAAAGTAACAACTGTTCTGGGCAGCCGATTCGCCGGGAGCAGGAAGAGTATTTGTGCCTGTATACACTGGGGGAATCGAAATGACAATGTTACAGCGGGTAGTAATTGTTGTAGGAATCGTATTCGTGATATGTACATATTGGCTAGGTTATTATCACGGTAAGCAGTCAGTCAAGCTGGACGATTTCAAAGAATATAAGGCAGCTGTCGAAGCCCGTGATGCGCTGCAGGAAAAACTCAATGCTTCCGATGTGGAATTGCAGAAAATGCAACGGGAACTAAAAGAAGCCCGGGACAAAAAAGTTGTTGAGAAAGTCACCATTTACCGCGACCGAATCAAAGACTCCACCACCGCTCAGTGTGTCAAAGAGAGCGGTATCCTCGACCTGTATGATGCGACCGTAAAATGAAAAAACTTATCCTGCCGATGTCTGTACTCGCTTTAACCGCCTGCGCTCAGGAAGTGCGTAATTGCCCGCCTCCGTCTAACGACCTGCTTACGCCGAGCGGTGAGTTGTGGACAACCGATGGTGACCCCGAAAAGGCCGCTACGGTAATCCCACATAACGGGGAAGTTCTGATGGCCGACCGGGACAGAGTGTCCCGGTGGCAAAACTGGTGGGAAGGTTGTAAAACCTTATGAGTATTCTTCGATGATGACGATTCCCGGGCGTCCAGCGGCACCGTTTCTCAATGGCTGAGATGGACCGTTGGAACACCCGGATGCTCCGGAACCCCAACCACCGCCGGTTACTGCCGGGTTGTTGATTGTCTGCACCGCACCACCCACGCCCATGAGCCCATCTGAACCCCTGGAACCGATAGTGACATCGGTCGAAATGGCGAAGCCAGCGGCGGAACCCGGTCCAGGAACACCGAAGATGTTCCAGCCGGTAGGGGAATTACTGTTGGCGTTGGCGACTGGTTGGAATGGTGGGTTCGCCGGACCAGCTGGTTGACCGGCTTTACCACCTGGACAGCTAATCAAGGTACCCACGGACGTCGTTCCACCATCACCACCGTATGTAGATGAAGATGTACCAGCAGTACCTCCGGCACCAATCGTCACTTGCAGAGAATTAATTGCGGTAACATCGTAAATACCCTCGGCATAAGCACCGGCCCCGCCACCGTTACTCATTGATGTTTGCCCCGCACCTGTAGCTACCGCTGCGGAACTACCGCCACCGCCGCCGACCGCTTTAATTTTCCACTTTTTGGCACCTGCGGTTTTTGACACCAGTGTATCGGTCGTGAACACGCGGACCGCGAGTAATCTTCCGGGGGTTGCGGTCATCAATGCGTCATAGAGTTGACTGTTAGTCCCACTATCGACAGTCCCGTTCGGCGTAACACCTGCTACGTTGAGCACGCGAGCGAAAAAACCACTCATATCGTTGGCCCAATCAGCCTCGAAATATGAACCATCTTCTGCTGTCGGTGATGTACGGTTTTTAAATGCGCCCTGAGGTTGCTCCGTCGTGGGATTCTCGAACCGCCCAGGGTAACGGTTGCTACGATCTAAAGCCATTATTTAAACTCCTATAAATCCGGTCGCTTGTGCCAATGAGTCACCAAACTGAGTTGACGAGTCACCTGCCTGTACGTAATCATAAGCCTCAAGGAAGCCATTGAATTTTACACCCTGCGGCTTCGGAACGAAAGATGCGTTGAGGAGCGCCCATCGTTCAAGCTCTGTGATTTGCCCGTAGAATTCCACGGAGAAACTCATGTCCTCACCATCAACCAGACGGGTGACCTGTGCGTTAGGCAACAGGAAATTCATCCCGGTGATAATGTCTTCAATGGTCGCGTACGAGTTGTTTTTAAGAATTTTAGATTTAATTGCCAGACGATATAATTTGTCCGACATCACCATCGACTGGTCAACAGATGGCACACTACACATCGCAGAGGTGTCACCGAATTCAGCCGGACCATTGACATCGCTGGCGCACATTGCGGTTTCTATGGTGACTTCACCAATAAAATCCCTGGGTATCACCACAATGCGCCCAATAACGTCGAGTTGCTCACCTTGCGCCGCATCGATCGAATACATAATGCGGACAGCTGCAGCCACATCTGCAATCTGCGTAGCCAGACTACGCGTGATGTTATACCAAGCGGCAGCCTTTGGCTTGTTACGATACTGAGCGTAGATGCGATTTGGGGCATCTGACTCATTTGCGACGTAGCCGCTGACAATCGTCAGCGGTACGAAGTAGGGAGCTGGGAAGAAGTTCATCAGTACCCACAGGAATTGATGGAAGATGTACTAATGATACCGCGAATCTCTCATTAGTCAATTCGGGTGCGTTGTGGACGGATGAAAGGGGCTTACGCCCCTAAACTATTTTAAATGTCAATCCTTCTTTGTCAGAAAACCCGTTATTCATTAAGTAATCCAAGACGTAATCTTGTTTTTCAATTTCGTCGGAAAACGATGAGCCGCCATCATCTATTTCCACTGTGACCGGAAGGTCGCCGGTTGTCATAAACCACACTTTTACTTTCAACATTTAATACCCCCTATGTGAAATTGATGATGAAATTATCGATATCAATCACCGCGCCTTCACGGCAGCGGATAGATACTTCACAATATTCGGCGCTCTGTGGTACTCGACCCTGTATGAATTGTCCCACAGATTGCCACCCGCTCGGAGTATTAGTGAAAGAACTACTTGCACCCGATTGGATCGATTTGCCAGCCCTGTCGTAAAACGTAATGGTTAGTGCTCCCGCCGTCGTCCCTGTACCGGCGGTTATGGTATTGACTTGACACGTGGTCCTGTAATAACCATGTTGCGTTACTTTTACTTTTTGGTCCAGGAAACAACTTGACGACCCGGACGATGTCATTCTCGCTCCATAGACACCTGTTTTCTTGTATTCCGTACCTACTACGCACGTTTGAGTGCTGACTCCCGTGTTGTTAAATGTCCACGATGATAAATTACCGGACTCAAAGCCGGGATTCAATGTTGGGTTTAGCGATTTATGAAGTGGGATATTCCCGGCACCAGAACGGATATCACCGATACAATGGCTCGCCGTAACATACCCGTCACCCTCGACAAAAGTTCTCAACCCTTCTTCCCCGTTCTGGAAGGGATAGTCATTCCCCGGCGTTTTGACGAGAGTGATGTCGATGAAGGCATTTTCCCCTACGTAGAATAACGGTTTCGTTTGCAGCGACGGGTTGTTACACACAAGTGTACACCCATTAAGGATGAGTCGCGCCGCAATTCCCGTTACTTCTCCGTAGCGATACCACGCTGACGCCCCTGGATTTTCAATATTAGCCGCCGAATCCAAGATGACCATAGCACCATTCCCCGTTATCTTAATCGGGGTATTTAACACTGATGTACCAGGCATCCCAATGGCAAAACTCGCACATTCCACAAGTATCGGACATCCTTTCATGTCGAATATTTTGCAATTTTGGAAAGTAATTGACTCTCCGGAGTCCGAAAGACCAGCTGGGAAGTGCATCGCATATGTGCCTCCGGTTGACTCCATCATGAACCCACAATTGATGAATTTATAACGCCAGGTACTATTGGAGCCTCCTAAAACGATGTCAGCAGTGGAAAACATGCAGTTTTCGATCTTACAGTCGCCATTATAGGTGCCGTTGCTGGAATTGTTATTGTTTCCGATTAACAGCAACTGCTGACCAATGTTTTGGATCGCACCTTTGACTTTTATACCACGCATGGATGTACAGTGGTTCTCTGACCCAGCAGGATATGGGCGACTGGAATGAACCCATAAACAGTAAGGGGCAGTACAACCTGTAAAGTCAATATAAGCGATGCCATTGGGGCTCTCGAAAGAATAGTACCCCAAATCTACTTCCAAACCTTGCGACCCAGTTACATAATAGGTTTTCCCCGCCTGTAACACCACATTGACTTTGTTGGACTTCGCATAAGATAGCGCCGACTGGAGCTGTTCTGTGTCAGTGCCTGGTAAATCCTCCGGCATTATAAACTTAGTTCTTCTGTTAAAAATCTCTATATAATTGTCAAGCCTAGTACCATCGGAATGGGTTATCAGCGAAGTACCGGGAATCGCGGACGATGCCAGGTTTTGTCGCAGTAACTGATCCGTACGTGGCCTCCAGTTGACATCGGATAGTGGATCTGTGTCTGGGGCCACAACGTGTGGTAACGTACCCGCCCATGAATACCAGTTATTGTCCACCGTGTTGTACACTGCTTTATTGCGATCTGTAGTATCAAGTGTGCCACCGGTACTGAAGTCGAAACTACTCGGTTCAAATGTCGAATTCATTAGCGCATCGATTGCCGATGCTGCCGATGCTGCGGCGTCAGCAGCTGAACTAGAAGCACTATTTGCACTATTAAGTGAATTCGTAGCACTGCCTGCAGCGGCTGTAGCCGAAGCCGATGCACTCGATACAGCCGCCGATGCGGCGGCTCTCAAATCATCAACTTGCCGGAAGTTATCATCCAGTTCGTCCCACGTTAAGGGTCGACCCAGGTCTGCACGTTTGATAATGGTCATACGATAGTCACCGTGATGTTTGAGGTTGTCCAGCGGGATAATTCGTTAAACTTAATGGTAACATTCGCTGTGCCGCCATTCAACGTCATACTGTTAACGTAGCTGTTACCGTATGAACCAATGACTTTGTTAATAGGTGTGTAAAGTGAACTGTACGGAACTGTTTCACCGATATCAAACCCGTCCGGCTTAAAACCGTACTCTGTCGGAATTAGACCACCCGCAGCGTATTCCATGATGGCGTCCTGAATGAGTGGCTCAAGGGTCGCCTGAGACGGTAGTGTACCATCATCTTTGATTTCGATGACCGCCACCATATCCACATACACGGGGCGACTGAATTTGATATCTTTGGTCATCGCGGGGTAAGTAGGCGACGTGACCGTGACTGTCACACCGGTTCCAGCCTGATAAAGTGCGACACCCGGGTTCTTTTTAAGGTAGATAGCCATCGCCACATCATCGTTCGTACCACCATCGACGATGGGCGCAATGCTGTAGCCGGGTTGACCATTACTATCAGTTGTGGCTTCGTCATTCTCATAGACACGCACACGGCGTACACCATCCACATTGAACAGTTGTCCCAGCATTGAATCAACCTGGTTACTACCCGGCAGACCCACCGCCGTCGCTCGTTTAAGGCGTAACGACCCATCCGATTCGGCAGATGTACCGGGTGTTGCTGGAGTGGGGTTGTTAACTGACACCAGTCCGGCAACTGTGTCCACGATTGTTGTGATAGTGTTGGCGTCCGCTTCGATTTCACCAACCGTGGTACAGGTGATATCCACCGTTGCTGTACCTGAACTATCCAGCGTCCACGTCTGGTCGAGCGTGAATCGATAACCCGTCACAGATGATTCAAAGCGTGTACCCGCAGGAACCTGAGTACCGGCAACACCCGTTAACACAAACCCTGTAACAGTGGACGCAGTACCTTCACTCCTGACGGTACCTGTCAGCGCGCAAATTACATCGAGGTCATAACCGCTGGCTTTGTTCGGGTCTTTGGAGTTGTATGCCTGTTGCAACACTTCGTCGAGCGCAGAGAAGATTTCAGCATCGTGCGCCATCTTCAACCCATCGGGGGTGGACGGGTCAAGATTCCAGTTACTGTCGATATCCAGATATAACTGTTTTTCTTCGTCAAACCAGTCATTCTGTGATTTTACGCTATAGCCGGTACTGGTTAATTCAGCCATTCTCGGTCACCGTTAATAATCCGTAGGAGGTCAACACGCTGGCGGTGACCGTATAAGTTTTGTTGTCGATGTCGAAATCGGTACTAAAACTGGTCAACTGCAGGACACCGGGAGTACCGGAGATACGTTCACGGAGGCGTGCTTCGCGGACATCCATAGAAGTTTGTTTGTTGAGTATCTCCTGAAACCACGGTGTACCGTCGGTCACATCCCGGAAATACTCACCCAGAAACAGACGCAGACGAGTACGTATTGTCTGTTCTATTTCCAGTTGTTCGGTGATGAACATCGAACCCTGGGTAACGATGTCACCATCTTCATCTAATTTACGTACTGTCATTAGTTATTCGGCCCCGTATTAGAACCACCGGAAGCAACGCCGCCATGAGTGTGACCATTGAGTTCTTTACCATCCAGCACCAGAGAGTTCAGTGCGGTGATGTTCCCGTCTTTATCAATGGTCACACCATTGATACTCACTGTGCCGTTTGCAAGAAGTTGGACGTTGCCGTTCCCATTAGCCATTATGCACGAACCATCACCCTTTAACCAGACGTGCTGTGACGCGTCGGCATTGCGCAAGCGTATCCCATCGTTAGAAAAACTTGCAATCAGGTTATCAAGTGAACGGATTCCCGGTACAAACATTGCGTCCTGTTTGTGATGAAAGCGTTTGACGGGATTAGCAGCAATGCCGCCAGTCTGCTTCCATCCATCAATGCAACGTTGACTGAAATGTACCATACCCTCACAACCCGGATTGACGGCGAATTCCAGTACGAAGTCATCGCCCGGAAAACTTACAGGAACGTCCACAATGGGTGGTGGGTCGAACGTAGTTTTAGCGACATCATCGGTCCGGGTGATTCCCAGTTGAATCTGCGCACGTTGGGTATCCGGGTCGAACGTCAGCACGTAACCCGGGATACACGTGTACACGTCCTTCATGTTCTCGAAAAACGTGTCATTGGTGACGTTCTGTAAAAACGAGCGGCGCTGGTTAATGTCGGTCATGTCGCCCTCCTGTGAAAATAATGTCAAGTATACTATTGACACTCACGTCAAACAATGTAATTATTTATTCACAGGCATATAGCACATGTGTCTTTAGCGGTCCGGGGTGTCCTATTCCTTCGCATCAGCGGGTAGCCGGAATGTGTAGCCAAGTGTACACTGAGCGGTTGGTCACCGCGGCGGTTCGACCAATATAACGGTTTAGAGTTTAGACGACGTTTAACCTGTAAACCGTGCTCTCTCTCTGTTGTGCTCCTGCATGTTTGCCCCGGTCTCCGGGGCTTTTTTTTTACAAATCCAAAAGTGTCGTAACCTGGCTGGCAACATTCGTTGCGGCTGTCTTCACATTGATGTAACCACGCTCAATCAGTCCGGATATGGATGTGCTGGAAACGTCGTTACTGTTCAACTGATACTGTGCCGGTTGTGAACCGTTTGCCACGCGGTCAAGCGTGACAATCTGCTGCAGTTCAGCAACAAATATCAGTCCGTTCTCATTCTCCGGGTCTTTAGAGCGCCCGATACGCTGGATGACCATATTGTTCAGCGTGATTTCACCCGTATCCACCGTGAATACCTGTCCGGAGTACATGAAATCGAGCAAAGTGTTCAGTGTTGTACTGGAGCGGGTTTCATTTGAGCCGCTCAACCACCCCGCGAACAGACCAGCACCTGCGGCAATAAACGGATTGTCATCGACGAGATTTGTCAACGCCCCGGTGAAATCGGTGATACTGACTTTCAACGGGTTGTTCGATACCGCACCCGTCATCGTGTAACGAATAGGCTGATAGATAATGTGGTCCGCAATTGGCGTACCTGTCTCAATGGGGTATTGCACGATGTCCACACTGGCATCAAGGTCATCAGACAGGACAGCATCGAACTGAAGCGACCCAAGCTGTGGGCCGCGCTTTACCAGAAGGTTAATTAAACTCATAACATGTACGCCTTACCTTGTCTGAATCGTTCCTCAACACGTCGCCACACGTCACCGACAGTAATATAACCTTTATGGTCCGTGTCAAGCCCTGCGTTCTGATTGTACGCTGTAGAAGGTGATGAGTACATCACGGTTGTGGAAGGTTTACCGATGAATGCCGGACTGAATACAGCCATGTACACGTCACCCATTGTTTTGTAACGCCCTTTGTACTGATTAAAATAATCAGTAATCGGACCTCTCACCTGTTCAGCTGCAGTCATTGACAGGATGACATTTTTATTGCGTCCGTATTTAGTCTGAAACGCACTTGTCCACCCGGCGTTAGTAAACTGAATCAGTCCTACCGCGCCGGATTTGCTGTTCTTTGACTGTGGGTTGAAGTTAGACTCTGCAGATATTACAGCCATAATCCAGTTGGGACTGATACCCAGACTTTGTCCAAGTTTACGCACCTCGGTACGGAAATCCTGCTGCTGACTGGCATCCTCACCCTGCACGCCAACACGCCCGTAAATAAGACGATTACCAACATCACTATTTGTCGTGGTGGTATCCATTGACCCGGCGCGCACAGCTTTGACAAATGTGTACCAGTCAGGGCCATGTGTGTCTCCAGTATGCTGAATGGTCTGAACGTTCCAGTCACCTTCCAGTTTAGCGTCGACGGTTGTCTGGAACTCCACCGTCCCAAAATCAAATTTAGGCCATTTTGATTCAATATTAAGCACCGATGCGGGTGTCATACGGGGGTCAAGACGCATTTTAACGTCACAGAATACGCCATCAATGCCGCCGTGAAGCGTGGGCGCATCAATCATCCCGGTGGCGGAACTGATTTTGATAGGGGTGGCTTTACGGTCATCAGACGGAAATCCGACAAACACTTGACCAGCGTACAGATGCCATTCAAAGCCGTATGCCTTAGCCAGAATGTCAAGTTCCTTGCTGATATCGGAGCTAACGTTATAGCCGCCAGCCATGACAATAGAGGTAAATTTGTCCTCACCATTGACAAGATATAACGGTTTAGACCAGTCCTGTGCGAGACTGGTCAAGACGTCAAACAATGTCACGCCCTTACCGAAACTTGCACTTGTTGTCCCACCGTCGAGCACGTTGCTACCGCTGCGACACGTCACACGGGTGATAATGTCGGTACCGTCACGAATGGTGAAAACGTTGGTGACAAACCCGGTAAAAATCTGACCGATACGCGACTGATACCCAGCGCGAAAAACAACGGTCTGATTCGGTTCAATCTTCGTTGTCGGTGCGAGGTTCCACAAGCGGAATTCACAGGTACTCAGGCTGTCGCCAGTATACGTTGTCACATCAAACGAACACCGGAGCATTGGGTACGACTGTGTAATAAAATTCTTTGTGTCAATGAGTATTTCATACTGGCGCAAATCCATTGTCAGTAACTCCTTTGCCGGGTCTGGTCAATTGCCTGTGGATACACCTGTGTCTCAAGATGATTTACGGTATAACGGCCAATTGCGTTACCGTCCAGTATTACGTCGCCCTGTGTGGTGAAATTACCGTTAAGCTGAATCGGACGGTTTATGGACTCCATAATCTGAGTCAACTGCTGACTTTGCTGCGCGTAATTATCAGTCACCGGACTCACTTCGGCACCATATGAACCGTCGTTAACCGGAGATGAATTCTCCCGCTGTGGAAGCTGTTCGGTATTCGTCGTGTTATTGACGATGTTGTTATTGGCCGGGTTATACAGTGAATTATTTCGACGTAATGCGAAGAGTGTGTCATCATCTACCGTTCTGTTATCAGAATCGTTGACCCAATTCTCCCGCTTTGCCCAGAACGGTGTACCACCCCAGGCAGGAGTTTCAACAGTGGATGATTTGTTATTAATTGTCGCATCATTGGCATTTGTACCCAAGTTGTTAATCCAGTCATCCATTTTCTTAATCCACGGGATGGACTGCATTGCATTTTCATATGCCTTATATATCCCGTGTTCGGACACATCTTTCCCAAAGGAGCTGGTTTTCAACCAGTTATCAAGTCTACCTACGACACCGGATATGATATTACTCAGACTGGTAATATCTGGTACGAGCATGTCGGCAATGGTGTTACCCAGACTCTCGAATTTTTGTTGAGTGTCAATTATGGTCTGATTGATTGCGTTCAGCGCGGCATTATGTTTCTCGGTGTACCCCATTTCAGCGGCACGGGCTTTTGATACTTCCAGCGTTGTAGCGCCGAACTCCTGCCATACTCTGACAGTAGCCGGGTCGAGACCTAAAATATCAGCCACGTTGCTCTGACGCGTCGCATCGAGGCGCTGGAATTGTCCGGCAATGTCGCTGTAAATATCCTCACGTGTACGCCCCGTGGGATTATCGACACGGATTCCCGCAACCGCCAGTTGCTGAATCATCCCGGCGTCACCGGTCTGAATGCGGTTAATTCCGCGCTCGATATTTAAAAGGCTGTTTGTTGTCGCTTGCCGGTCGCCGCCGCGCTGTTCGGCCAGTGCACCAAGTCCGTAAACCTCAGTTGGTCCGAACTGACTGGTCACAAGCTGGTTGTTCAGGTCATAAGCCTGTTGCGCTTTCTTCGACTCAAACGCCCACGCTGCGCCGACACCCGCGGCAACACCGGACATCGCAAGTCCGGCAGCTTTGAATGTGGTGACCAGACTCATAATGCGTGATTTTGAATTTTCTACACCAGTTTTGACACCCTTGTCGAGCGACTTACCGACATCGTCCATCTGGCCACCGGCTTGCTCCGCCGATTTGCCGAGGTTATCAATGTCTTTTTCAGCCTGTTCAGCACCTTTACCATCGTAAGAGATGCCGAGGCCGATGAGGAACTGCGTGATGATATTAGCCATTATTCAGGCACCCACAGAAGATGGTTATCAACGCCGAGGTTGTCAATGGTTACCTCATCACCCACGAAGAAGAAGCGACCCAGTCCGGCGCGGTATGCTTTACTGACCTCAGCATTTGGGACAAGTATTGCACCGGTGATGTAGTTGATACCATCCTGTGAGACAGTCATTGTCCACGCGGGCTTGTCGGTATAGCTGATGTAATCCAGCGCAAAGTCGAGAACGTTGTCGCCCAGCTTGACCGTAAAGGTCTGATGAGAGTTGACCGTACCGTTATTTAGGGGAATTTCTTGCATTGTTTATCGCCTCAATATACTTACCCTGCAATTCATCCATCGCAAAGTGAAATTGTTCGACTTCAGCAAGCGATATTGTACCATCTTTTAACTGCGCCCATGTACAAAGAGGTGGGCACACTCCCTCGATACCCGTGCAAACCCGCATAAAGTACCAGTTAACCGGGCTGGGTCGCCCGGTGTCCCTTACTCGTCTTTGTTTGCGTTTTGCACGTAATCGAAAAAATCAGCGTAAACCCACAGAAACAATTCAGCCAGCAGAGTATTCAGCGTCATCATTTTACCGGGGAAATCATTCACTGTGATTTTCGTGTTGGTACCCGCTGTCATTGCTTTACTCAGGAGTACCTCGGCAATGCGTTGCTTGATGTGATGCGGCACAGCGGTGAGCAACAGGGTTACATCTTTGACGCCAAGTTCACCGCCGTTTTTGTAAACGTTGGCAGCGTGTGCGATAAACTGCGCGCTCACCAGGGATAACAGTTCATCCTGCTCAATTGCGGAAGGCATCGCGGCGTTCACGGTGATGTCGCCAGCGGTAAAAGTTTTAACGAGTGACATTGTTATTTCTCCGGTTGTTAGTCGTTACAGTGTACACTTGACGAAATCATCAATCAATTGTTGACGGTGGCGTCAAGGTGGGTTATAGTCACCCCAACAGAACAACAGGAGAGTACAAAATGATTCGTGAACAAGACCGTAAAGCATGGCGCAAATTTAAAATTCAGTTGGTAGTCATTATGGCTGCGGCACTGTCGGCAACAATTTACTGCAACAGCGCCCACGCTGCACAGGGTAAACAATTCCAGATTTATGACGGGCAGACTGACACGATTTGCACGTATCATGAAAACGAATTTGGTTATGCGGAAAGTGATGACCCGGCGTATATGGGTACCGGCGTTTGCTGGCGTAAAGATATGATGGATAAAGCAAACTTTCATATTCGGAGCAAAAGAAAATGAGAAGAGTGACAAAAGAAAATCTGAGTGTACAAATCGACCGACTGCGCAAAATAAAAGATGAGCAAGGTCAGTTATCGATGAGTAGTGAGTACACGCTTCAAGCGTATGAGATGCTCCTGGCGACGATGGAGGCCGAGCCGGATTGTAATGAGCGCCAGCTTTTCTGTTCAACCGATACGTCGAGGATGAAGAAGGTAATTTCTGTCTCTGCTGGGACCGAGGGTACGCCACTATATCGCCACGCGCAGCCAGCGCCGGCAGTGCAATGCCCATTCCCTTGTGGATGGGACAATTTGAACAAATTGGCTATTCGGGATGCCGCGCTCGTTGCTCGTGGCTTAGTCGAAGGTGAACCAACTACTGAGGCGCAACGTCAGGCCGCCATATCGAACAATGACCGGCTGCTGAAAGTTATTTCCGCCTGCCGCGCCGCCATGCTCAACCAGAAATAACTAAGGGGCCGATTGGCCCCTTTCGTTTAGCTTGCCGGACCCTTTGTCGCAGTCCATGAATTGAACTCAAAAATCCACTGGTCATCGGTAATTGTCTGACCACCGCGCCCGCGCGGACCATCGTTCACAATCACACCTTCCGCACCGACAGCAGCATCAAGCGTGCCAATCTGAGTATAGGTTAACTCGATGTTAGCCTTGCTCAGAAACAGCCCGTTGATATACGCGGAGTCAGCTGAACCAGGGTTGAGGTTCAGCGTGACACGACGACCCGGGTTAATGCGGTCCAGACGAATAGCATTACCGCCCAGACCACGGCGCAACGCAGTGGACGCGTCAATCGGTTCATCGGTGTACGGTGGGTCAGACTCCCCGAAATCAGAAATGATTCGGCCATTAATTGTGATGACCGTGTTACTTGTGGAAAAGTTTTCTAATGACATCGGTCATTCTCCATTAATAAACGTCAACGGTGACGTCACAGATGCGGATGCTGCCAGCTTTGAACACACGCATGTTAATCGGTGCAGACTTACGTGCCGCGCGGTCAGAATCGGACAGGTCGAGAATATCCGTCGCTTTGGTCAGCACTTCGAAGCCATCGGTGTACGCTTCCAGACCAGTGTCGGGGCTGGTGTAATTGCGCGGGCCGAGATAGCGGTTACGGATGTACTGTTTACCGACACGTTTGGCCGCACCAATGAGCGCTTCCTGACCAACCGGAGTCTGCGGAAGTTTGGTGGTCTGATTAACGATGGTGTTGTACAGTTCCACGCGCAGAGAGTTCACGAAGGCGTCCAAATCGACGATATCGGAAATAGACTCACCGTAGGTGCTGTGTGACCACGTCTGTAACCAGCGACCACTGTCAGCGCTACCTTGCAGGTCGAGCACACTGTAGAATGCGCAGCGTTTGGCAACCATCGCGTTCTGTTCGGTGTCGGACAGGTCTTCAGCAGCAACACCAGGAGATTTCTTAAACTCAGTGTCAATAGTGCTGTTGTCGGCGCTGTAATTGACTGAGGCAGAATGCTTGATAAGCGCATAGGCCGCATATGGGTCAGTTGCGTGAGCCACGGTGAATGCGTGACGATAGCCCAGCGTGTTCAGCTGTGAACAGATGTCATCGCCGGCGTCCGGGTTGCGAATTTTAACCACAGCCTCACCGGTCTGGCTGTTCGGGAACATGACACTGTTCTCTTCACACCAGGATGCGATCAACAATACGTCTGCCTCTGTTGCCAGCACGTCTTTGGTAACGAGGGTCCAGTACCAGTAATGCTTGTCAAATGCTTTGGTCAGCGTTGCTTTGATATCGGCATCATCGTCAGCGGTAGCCCACACGGTGAGTTTCGGTACCGCCGGAGTAGAGCCGAGGAATTTGGCACCGGCCTTGTACGTCTCGGTTGTGGTGGCAAAGTCAGCAGCGAGGGAAGCGGTGGAATAGTAGGTGCGCACCGTGTCTTCGGTGAAACCTACCGGGAGTTCAGAGTTTTTAGCAAACAACATCGCGGAAGCGAAGTTTGCCGTACTCAATCCCGCCGGAGAAATCCGGGTTGTAATCGGGATGATTTGTTCAATTGGAAAAGACATTTACGAGTCCTCGTAAGTTACAGTGTGCACACGTTGACCATTATATCGAAATTTCACCGGATTGATAGTTCACACCGGGTTCGGTATCAACATATCTTAACTGAAGCGTACCATTTTCGAAATATACCTGGTCCATACCCTCACCAATGGTGAAAGGAACGTGCAGAATATTATTCACTGTCACCGTATTCACCGCTTCGTAAAGCAGTTTAACGATGATTTGCGCACGCTGTTCGAAGTTGCTCGCCTGTAGTGCTGTCAGGTTGTTAACAGGTTCAGTCCCGCCCCATCCGATACCAGCTTTCCACAGGGGCCAGCACACGTCCGGGCGCTTGTGACATTCCTTCAGCATTTCGGCGTACCGCATTGCTTCACCACGGAAGAAATTAATTTCACAGGATGCGACAATCTGCGCGCGAACTTCATACACGATAGTATCATTTGCGCCGTCAGTCATAATGATGTTCGCCTGACCGCGTTCACGAATGCTCTGACGTGGACGCACAGACGCGTATGGGCCGTTCGGAGACGGTCCGTTGGGGTCGGCAAGGATACACTCGCTGACGCCCGTCACGTTGAGTATATGCGGCCTGAGAGCCGCAAAGATTTCATTGTTGGTCATAGCGGTCCACGATTACCTTACAGTATTTACGCCACGGGCGATTGTCGGTGCGAATAACCTTCCAGCGCTGACCCAGGAATACCCATTCACCATCGAGTGCGATTGAGTCGAGGTCACCATTGTTAACGTATATTTTACGCGGGTCAACGATGCGCTGACCGCCCTGTTGCAGAAAATCAATTTCCTTGTCGTTCAGTGGCTGAATGTTCACCATGAATGCAACTGGTGCGGATGTCACGGGTGTCCAGATACCGTCCACGTGTGAGCCAGATTTACCCACGTGTGTCGCCGGTACAGATTTAAACACGTTGTCAATATGACCACGCATTGACAGACTCATAAGATACCCTCGTCAGGTTTTTCGTTGGTGACCTTGTACGTCACGCTCGCCCGTAAAGCGCCTGTGCTGATAAGTGGATTACTGGAACCCTTTTGAGCGACAGTGTATGCACTGTTTGGCGGTTGCTGTAAATCGGTCATGTATTGCTGTACCGCACCGGCTGCAAATGCGCCTACTTGCTCCAGCACCTGGTCAAGCGGTAAATCATTAGCTATACCATGAGCGATGGTGTCCACGATATCCTGTTTACCACTCTGTACACCGGGTATCAGCCAGGGGCGCGGCGGGATAGGTGCGGGATTGCCGTACAATTTGTTATTCGGGTTACCATAATTCAGCAATGCGCCAAGCTGGGCATTTGTCATACCGGAGTCAGGATGTTCACCTGCGTCCGAATGGATGCCGACAGTCACAGTCTTTTGACCGGCTTTAGCGTATTGCTCCAGTTTCGAACGTATTGCCTGTTTGGCTTGCTGCAGCGCTTTGATGTTGACTGACATAGTGTGTCCTCATTTGTCAAGCTATTATCACACAACGTTGCGCCAGTATCTACACACCCCGTTGAAACTCGTTCGGGGTACTTCATCGGGGTATAAAAAACTCTTTAGTTTTCAGTACTATACTACTTATTACCCCTAT